ATGGAGTGCGATGACTAGAACTATTGAAGATACAAAAGACTATGGTCTTGGTGCAGTGTTTCGCATGCCTAAGTATGTAGCACCTATACTTGGTACAATTCCAAGAAGAGGTTTAGAAAGATTTGAAAAAAGATTTGCCCCCGGACAAAGACAGTCTTACGTTAAAAGAATGAAGCAATTAAGACTTGCAGATATAAAAGATGCAATCATTGACGGAGATAGCAATAAGGCCACTAGGTTAATATTTGATTACAACAGAACTTTTGGTTCTGAAAATCCAATAGGTTATGAAGACTGGAACGCTGATGCAATCACAGAAAGAATTATAAACAAAGCAAAGAAAAGAGCTAATCCCTAACTCTTTTTATAATTTCATCATACCACTCTGGAAACCCGTTCTCTTTCCAGAACTCAGCCAGTTCTCTGTAATATTCATTTAACCCTAAGCTCCCCTGACTTAGCCTTCCCATAAGTTTAATGAGTTTCCTACCTTGCCCTTTTTCTAGGAACCTATCTTCTTTTGGAAACTCATCTAATATATCCATTACCTACTCCTTATCTCTAACGCTTGTAATTCTATTTTTTTATTTTTGGTATATGTTGTCTGCTGACTCTTCGTCATGTCAAGCCAACAGTCCGGAAGTGAAGAAACTCTAGTATCATAACCACTGGCTACGCCACAAAATTCTCTTTGCTTGCCATCAAAGTTTCTCATTTCTGGATTGTAGGTTGTAAAAACACAAAAACCACAGCTCTTCCCTGTCTTGCTACAAATTTCAAACATTGGTGTTAAAAAACCCCCTCTATAATCCCGTATTTCGCCGTAAAAAAAGTTTTTGGATATAAGTATAGCATAATAATTATAATTAAAATAAGGGGGCCGTAGCCCCCTTATTACTAATCGAACCTAGAAAGGGCTGTCTTCTTTCTTATAAGGTTCTTTTGCTTGACCAGACAAGTATTTATCACCGTTTTTGTCTTGGTTTATCCAAAGAGAAACGTCTTTTTTCTCCCCTCCAAACATTCCATTACCAGTGTAGTCCGGTTTCTTATCTCCGTCCTTTTTGTACTTGTTCTTCCACAGCTTAAAGCTGTTGTCTTTTTGTTCGTATTCGGCCATGCATGCCTCCTGTTTATGAGATGGTTCAGTTCAGATCTTTGGTCGCCAAACCTAGAGAGTTGTTTTCATTTGTCTCACTCTTGTATCTGACTCCGAACCACCTCGTTTGTTGTAATTGTCTTTCTTCTAATTGTCTTAATCTTTGACAAGCCGCTCCGTATTGCTTAATACGATTCTGTTTCAAAAGTTTTTTATAAAAAGCTATAAGTCCTCTTCTCTTTATTGAGTTGTTACTCCCGCTCATCTGCCATCTCCTTCATTATAGATAATAAGTTAACGAAATATTCATAGTCTAGTACGATGTAGGGTTTACCTCTATCCTCCCTTATAACAACACCCTCTTCCTGCTTCTCTGGCTTGAGCCATTGTGCAATGCGGGTACGTCTTTTACATCCATAGTAATGACCTTCTATTTCTATGTCTCCCTGTTCATGCTGTGCTCCACCTCTATCTCTGTTGTATGCATCTAGTCCGGCATCCTTTGCCATGCGTACAGCCTGTCGCTGTAACTCAGCACCTCTCTGCCGTGCTCTTCTTCCACGTTTTACATTCTTTGGGTCTTTCATATTGCAAGCCTCATTTTGCTATTTACTTTTTTTACAAAACATTTAGGACAGCGTTTAAACAGTCTCTTGGAATCACTCCAGTACTCATAGTCACATTCGTCACAATCATATAAATACTTTATCATGTCGTAACCATTGACATTCTTTTTCTTTACCGTCTTACGCATTTTGAATTACAGATGATTCAACTGTCTGTTCTTTTTTATCTCTGTTTATCATCGCATCATTCTCTTTGTCGAGCATTTGCTCATTAATTCTTTTCATATCTTTCAGTAAAGCTTCGTACCTACCACGATAATTAGAGAGGGTAGGGCTATTCAAGGCCATCTTCAAAGCGTTGATATGAAGCTGAACCTCCTGTCTGGTATATTTTATTTTTGCTGTGCATATATATTTACTCATAATAACTCATTCCCTTTTTTAAATGGTAGGTATGCATTTGTCCTTATGATACTACCGCCATTAATTGTTTTTTGTGTTCTTGTATTTCTAACGTCAAAGTCAAATAAAAAGTTCCCATACTTATCAGTTATCTTCCAGTACATGATTATCTTATCTTTTATAAGGTATAAAAATCCGAGATAAGGAACTCGTAACATTTCTGAAAGACGCTTGCCATCCATGATCTTATCAAATGTAATAAGCCAAGAACCATAGTTTATAAGTTCCATCATGCTCATGTCCCTACACTTTGATTCAAATATTCCTGTAACCTGATCGTCTTTCACGATCATACCATCTACCTTTGCATCCATGTCCTTATCCGTCTCGAAGATATAAGAACCTTTTTTATGCTCGGCACATATAGAATGTCTTATGCGGTCTAGCATTTCTCTTTCATAACGAAGCGATGCCTGTCCTTTTTCTGTAAGTATATCCATTAGAAAGGCACTGAAGCGGTTTCAATAAGTTGGATAGCCCTAGCCACCGGATACCTTATTTCAGAGTCAATGTCGTTCATAAATGTTTTCATAGAAACATCTATCAATACTTTCGCACCTTTGATATCGACAAGGTGAAGGTAGGGTAGTTGCCCACCCTTACCCTCATCCTTGCGGAGTTGCATTATAGAAATGAACTTAGCAAAACCCCAGTTCTTTCTATGTTCATACTGACAATCGCCTACCTTCTTGTATCGAAACACACCATCATCTTTGACCACACATGCCTCATACTCTGGGTGCTCCTTTCCATCAACTTCGTATTCTGGTTTAAAGACATCTGCCACATACCGACCAAACTTAACATTTTCAGATATCTCCATACCTACGACCTTTGCCGTGTACCTACCAGTTGGCACAGATCGTGTGAACTGACTGTCGTCAGCAGGATAAAATGCATCTCCAATATCTACCATCTTCTAGAAATGTTTCATTGTTCCTATCTTATCAAGGCAGGCCTTAAGATTATCAAGGGTTATCCTTCCCTCTTTTAGCTGATACAAAACCTTGTTCTTGTCTTTCTGTCCCAGTGTCTTTACAGCCTTTTCTATCTCCTTCTTAATGTATTCATCGTCAGTTTCTTTTACCACCTCACCGTCAAACTTCTCCACTATCTCTTCCTTTATCTCGCTATCTGATAGGGGTTTACTGTCTTTCTGTGCTTGTTCAAGTATGGCATTGATACCATCATATCCATGTATAATGAATTGAACCCATTGCTCTATCAGCTTTGCGTTCTCCTTGTTTAGTTCCATACCCTTACTAAAGGCTTCTACAGCAACGCCGTGCCGTATCTTACCTTCTGTTATCTTATCCCAATCGGGTTGTTTGTCGCTCATTGCTATTCTCCTTTACCCTGTTTAAATATGCAGTCTGATCCTTTCTGCCTAAAGCAAGCTTAGATTCTTCTACAAGTTTATATATAATGTGATAAGGCACATTTTGGCCCATATTATTTTTTATTAAGGTTACCATTAAGTCCCTACATTGATAGCCCGACAAGTTATCAAAAATAGCCCATATTGCCATTTCTAATCCAATCTTGTATTCGCTACTAGGTTCAAACTTGTCTGCCTCTAGCGATGCTTCGTAGGATTCATATACCCTTAATTGGTCATTCTCTTGACTCATAAGTCAACTCCTTTTTCTTTGTATCCACCTCCGCATATCTGATAGAAGTTGCAATACTTAGGGTTGCACTCCCATTTATATACGGGAGCTACTCCTAACTCTATGGGTGGATTACCTGTTTCAAATATCTTTTTGACATCGTACCAATATTCTTTTGCTTTCTGTATATATGATGTCGGTATTACTTTTTCTTTCATCCTTGAATTGTCTTTGTTATAATAGAGTAACGACAACTTCTTTAATTTGTTCCCAGTTTCTTCTTCAAACCACCAACCGTATGTACCTAGCTGTATATTATAGTTAACAGATGGGTTAGGGTCTGGGTTACGACCAAACAAGCCTTTCCACTTCCAAGCATTGCAGGTCTTAATATCGTACAGGGCGTTATCTTCAACAATAATAACATCTAGGAAGCCTCTCACGTTTACATCAGGCAATCGTATCTCACGTTCTATCATTATCTGAGAACCATTGATTCTTGCATAATCCATTAGTGCTTCCTGTATGTCGCCATGCACAAGGTCTCCAAGTCGAAACAACCTCATAGTATTGTCATCTATCTCAGTTGGCTCTACATCTGCTACATGTTGGAAGTAATGCTTTCTCATACACATCCCCGCAGACGATGCATGAAACCATTCTTCTTTACCTTGATACCTTTTCTTTCTATGGAGGTCGTTGCCTTTACGCAACCAGTCCTCATATACTTTTTGTATGTCTATCATTATTCGATTCCTTTAGTATGTGAATAGTACGGGGCAGACAGAGATGTGTAGTTGTGGGAAGGCGGTACAAATGGAGTTGAAAACCGCCTAAAGCCTGCCCCGTGCGGATCATTGTGCTTGATAGTCTAAGACGTTCTTATCGCTTGAGAACAGAGTTATCTCTATTGTCTCTCCCGATGCTGTCTTAATATATATAGTTTTAAAATATTTATTCTTTTGACTGCAAGAGAAGTACTCGTTGGTCTCATCCACGGATATGGATTCTACGTTATGAATACTAACTTCCTGCCCTGTTCCTAGTTGTAGTTGCATGTTGTTCCTTTCCTTGTTGTTGTTCTGCCCACTTATCTAAGGCTGTGAGCTCTCCCGCCTCTGCCCTTATTATATGCTCAAGGGCACGCCTTAATCCACATATCTCAGCAAAGTAATAGTCATTGTTCGGGTTGTTGTCCCACTGCTCCTCTGCCTGTTGTATGTCTTTATTTATCCTGTACTTTAACTTGCTCAATACACTGAACATCATCGTCTCCTTTTATGTCGTATAGGTCTCCAGTATCATAGGTGAATCCAGTCTTCGGATCGTACATGATCGGTACTCGCACATGCTCTTCGCCATTGAAGCCATGATACTCATACCTCACTTTAAGTGAATCTTGAAGTTCTTTATTAAATGTTGTTTCTTTCATGTTACACACTCATAACGCCTCTTACTATCAGTAAGTTCCATATTCTTTTCATATTCTTTTATCATCCCTCTTAAACTTTTATAATAACCGTATTGTTTATAGGTTCTTATCTTGTGACAGTTACGACAGCGAACTTCACACTTCTCTATTTCTCGCTTGATCGTACTCCACTTATATCCGTTCCTGACCATGTAGGATATGCCCTCTGTCTTGTATGATTTCTTCTTGATTCCCTTAACGTGGTCGAACTCCAGAACTCGGTGGTCTCTTGTACCGCAGTCAACACACCCCTTTATAAAATACAAATACAATATCTTCTCGTAGTTCTCATCTCTCAATCTCCGCTTTCTTTCCTTCATGTCTTTAATTCTTTTTTCCCTGTTCCCTTTATACCATCGTTTATTATGGTACTCTCTCTGGCATACCTTGCATGTGGTTTGTCTACCGTCATGCTTCTGCCTATTGACATAGAAGTCCCTCTTGGGCTTTTCGTGTTTGCATCTACTACATCTCTTTAACATTCAACTACTCCTTTAAGTTATTGATATTTAGTGTCTTATACCACTAAAATCTTTAACTATATCCTGACATAGTTCAGTTGGCAGTATGCCTCTCTCGTAGGCGTTCTTCAATCCTTGCGTCCCTGTCCGACTTCCTCTCGGTGCTCTTTCGTGATGGCAATCAGGGTTTCCATTTTTACACATCGGCCTCGGCTTCCACGATTCACTGTTCGTCCAGATGTCGGTCGGCTTCATGCGAGTGTCCCCGTACTGGCAGAATGATATGGTGTGCCTGATCGGTAATTCTTTTACTACATCTAGTTTTCTGAGTAATCCTCTTGGATTCTCTACATACCAGTGGTCAGGTTCAAAGTATTCTATTATCTCCAATGCTTTCTTTACCATTGCTAATCCAATGTATGCCTGTGAGGTCTTGGGTATGTAGGCTCTGTGTCCACCTTTCCAATGATGTCCAATGGATGCAACGCTAAAGGTTGTGCAGGGCGGTGAAGCCCACACCACATCAGGCGTGAAGGGTATCTTCTTAGGAGAAACATAAAGGAGATCGGTCTCTAAGTTAATATCCTTGTTTGCCATGATGTCAACAGTGTAGACCTCATGCCCATATTCTTTAGCCACCTTTGAGAAGGTGCAAGAACCTGCAAATAATTCTAAGACCTTAATTCCCTACTCCTCTTCTTCTTCGCATGGTAAAGAATCTTCAACCTCAAACTCCCAGTATTTCTCATCATCTATGATATACCCAATAGCATCTTCTTTCAGCTTCTCCTTTGCTTCTCCAAGTGAGTGTGCTTCTATAAAGCCACTAGCAGTTATTGTCCAATGGTATGATTTCATTACTCCTCCTCAAATTCCTCTTTGATTCCAACGACAGCAAGAGTAACCCCGTAGCAATCATCAATGCCTAAACACTGTAAAACTTCTTTCCAGATACTTCCCCTAAAGTCTTCGGGGTATATGTTCAAGTGCCTGTCGCAAGGATCGTACTGCAATCTTTGCAATTCTATTTTTTGTTCATTGGTTAATTTCATTATTACTCCTTTGTTTATAGGGGCGGGTTGCCCCGCCCCAGTTTAGTTACTTGTAATGCTTCCTGTACTGCCTCTTAGCGTAGGTAAGAACTTTCTTTATTGGCTTTTGATGTTCTTTAGCATTTTCATCTTCTGCCCAAGTCCAACCAGATCCTTCTTCGTATCTGTCGTGTATTTCTTGGACTGCATCTATAACTTGAAGCGGTGTTTTTTCTTCCCACCAACTCATCTCATTTGACGCAAAACAATTTTCCAAATCATCTTGTAGGTCTTCACAAACCGGTGCATCAAACAATAACACCTCGTATGGATATCTATCTTTGACTTCTTGTTTCATTTTAACTCCTTTGTTTATAGCACTTTTTTTGTGTGCCGTTTCCCATTATACGCTCTAGGTTTCAAAAAGTTTCAAATTAATTTTTTAGAGGGGCGATAATATATTTGTAACATCGCTTGTCTAATCGGTCTCGATACATAAATTCAGCGAATCTCAGAACCTGATCGTGTTCCCCAACAAAAACCATCTTCACATAATCCCTGACATCCTTACCTATCCTTTTACCTTCTTTCCATCTCAAGGTTCTATTGTCTCCCCAGTTATGATAACTGAACTCACTAGGTCTTGCTCCACATATACCCAATAAGAGCATTACTTTTGCTTCTAACGGTGTTTTATGGTTGTGGGTATACTTTACCATGCCTATTCCTCCTCTTGGCTAAAATGGTACACTTCAACATGAGTGTTGCAGTCGTAGTTAGAACAGGAAAAATTGGATGCGATACCTTCCTTGTCCTCGTCTAGTATGATTTCCTGTATGTCGTGGTCTCCACCCCAGATCAGTTCACAATCACAATGCCAACACCTGAATCTTTGTAGGTCATTCGGGTCTAGGGATGCGATCACGCTCTGTAATCTTTTTATCTTCTCTTCTCTTCGTTCCACCATCTGTTCATATCTCAGAACTTCCAACTGCAACTCCATGTATTCTTTCATTTTCCTCTCCAGTCCTGTATTGTATATACCACCAAACAGGCAATGAACATTACCATCGTAAGGGTAACGAAGCTCATTGAAAGGATGAATAGGTTCACCACCCATTCCCAAAGGTCTAGCACTATCATTCTTCCTCCTCCTGTTCCATCATTAATTGAAGTTCGTCCTTCTCGCCTTCAGCCAGTAGCCAGAGGGCAACCAAAAAGGTCTTTTGTTTTTTGGATATCTTTTCCAAGTGTACCCGCATTTTTACATTGGTGTATATAAAAGTAATACAGGTACAGGCAAACACCACCATCATCAACCACCAAGCGTTCTTTTCATCTGCCGTAAATAGTTCCCATGTGTAGTATAGAATATCCATTACTTAGCCTTCCTCACTCTCCTCTTATACTTCCTTTTCTTCCTCTTAGGTTTAGATGTCACTTCCTTTCCCAGTATTAGTTGAGTTACCAGTTCCATTGCTTTCAGGAATCGTTTCATTTTTATCTCCTTTGTATGTTCTGATCATACAGAGCAAGAGCAAAAGATAATTGATCATATCCATTATCCTACCCTCGATACTCTCTGCATATTCTTTCTCTGTTTTTAAGTAGTTCAATAAACTACTAATATGTTTCTGTAAATATACAGATAACACTTTCATGGGAGTAAGTCCCAAAGTTTTCCCGATGTGTTCAAAGTTCCATAATACATTGGTCTCGTGATTCCCTTCAGTATACTCAATTCGTTTGGCATCTGAGAGATTCAAGGTTTCCATAAGGAACTGCTTTCTCATAAATTCATATTCTTTTGATGTCATTCTTCCTCCTCATTGTTGTGATAAAATTCTTCTTTCGGATCAAGATTGTTTCTAATGATATCAGAGATAGCAACATCATTAAGGTCAAAGCACCATTCGCATACGATTACGCTTCCTTGCAACCCACAAGAATCTATAAAGCGATAGTCCTTTCTAGATGCTTCATGCTCTCTGCAAATATTGCAATTCATTTCCCTACCTCATAACACTCTTCAGGAAATTTGTAATAAGGGATGAACTCATCCTCATTGTCGTAGATACCAAACCATTCAAAACTATCCTCATCGTACTCCTTTGGCAGTTCAAGATTCTCTACTTTTTCCTTGATCTCTTTGATCGACATTTCATCGGGAAAATCGTAAGCCAATCTAACTTTTATTATTGCTGTTTTCATTGTTCTACCTCCTTATTAAATTCATCAGCCGTTGTCGGCTCTCCCTCTAAACACTCAACTGTTATTCCAAATATCTCCCAAATGTCCTCATGGTCAATATTCACAACCCCTTTATTCGCTATTAAGTTTCTTATCCTTTCCATACCTCGCTCTATTTCTGCACTATCCCTTTCTTCCTCACTATCCTTTCTTTCCCACTCTAAAGCCTCTTTCTCCAACTCGTCCTCTAACTCCTGAACATCCTCCTCTTCGTATGAATCAGTATGTTCTAGACAACTAGAGCATATATCGTGATACTTTATTTTATACCCACAACAACTACTCATTAGCATCAGACACCTCTTTTTTATTATTCTTTCTATTTTTGTTTTTATTATAATACTTAACAAC